ATGCTCGGCAGATACACCGCAGCACTTTTCCTGTTAAAAGAAAGCGATAACACAACAATAAAAACTCTAGAAGAAGACTTTTGGCATTTTGTCGAACAGCAAGATCTACAGGAACTTAATGAAAGAGTTCGCTATGAAGATGCTCCTACCATGTCGACTGGTGCTGCTGTAGCAGGAACTGGAGATGATCCTGTTCATTGGAGACACCCAAAGTTCCAGCCAGGAATGAAGGGTGATCGTAAAAGATATCGCACTCCACTAGATGGAATTACTTTTCTGAAAAGAAAAAAGTTAAAAGATCTTGAAGAAAAAGTTAGTTTGGGTGATTTAAAGAAGGTAGAACAATATGCAGATCGACTTTTTAGAGCTGTTGGGATCGATGTTGAATTCACTCGTCATTTTGTTGACCGTGTTAACGATGCTCGTAATTTTAAAAATATTACGCCAGCAGAGCTTGTACGATTGTTTAAGCAGACCTATCGTAAGCATGGGAAAAAGATCCCGAAACTTGGACCAGATGCCGAGGCAGTGATCCAAGACATGCAAACTGATATTAACATGCCTTTTGTTTTGAAGTGGGACTCAGACAATTCAGAGATTGATCTGATCGCTAAAACTGTAATGAGAAAAAAAGGTTTCAGAACAACTAGCCCGAAATTAGAGGTATAACATGTTAGAGTTACTTTTCTGGATAGCGATCGGTGCATTCATTGGTTGGAACTTTCCTCAGCCATGGTATGCCAAGGTAATTCAAGAAAGAGCCATAGTTCTCTTAGATAAAATCAGAGGTCCGAGAGATGCTGGGTAGTGTGCTTGGTGCATTAACAGGATTTGGTGGATCTGTTATTCCTGCAGTGCTTGACTTTTTTAAGGATAAGCAGGATAATGCTAGAAAACTTGAAGAGATGAAAATGCGTGCTGAGTTGATGAAGCTCGGTGGCGACATTGATTTAGAGAAGTTTCATGTCCGTGCGATGGATGATGAGCATGCTAGATTGATTCGTCATGACATCGCATTACAAGAAGATACAGGTTTCATGGCAGCGTTGCGTAAATCAGTTCGCCCTGTGATCACTTATTTGTTCTTCACTCTGTTCGTTGTAGTAGAGGGTGTAATGATCTGGCATGCATTGAATCAAGGTACTGATATAGTGGCAGTAATGGATCATGTTTGGGATGATGATACGCAAGCTATTTTTGCTGCGATTATTTCATTCTGGTTTGGTTCTCGAGCGATAGTTTCTAATGGTTTGAATAGGATGATTACTGTTCACGAGCAGCAGATCACTAAAAACGAACAAGCCGATAGGGAACTTTTCACATTGATCGAAGAGCGTAGAAAAGAAGCATCAGAAAATTATGAGATTCTTCATAAGCGCATCAACACAGTCAAAGAAGAGACTGATGAGAAGATTCGTGTTTCAAATGAAAGTGTGATGAAAGAACTAAAGATATTACGTGAGCACCAAGAAGAACATCATGATTTTATGCATAATCGCATGATAACATTGGAAAAGTGGAAGTGGTTTGTCATTGGCATCGCCACAGCAGCTGGTTTCATCATTGCGCAAATACCTGCCTTCAAGTCCTTGCTATCTTAATCAAACTATAGTATACTTGATCAATTATATTATTACTGGAGTGAATTATGTCCCTGTGGGTAGATCACAAGTTCATCGGATTTCTGTCGCCTAAACTCGAAAGATTCAGTAGAAAGGGTAATGACCTCTACAACTTTCGTTGTCCTATCTGTGGTGATTCTCAATCTAAGAAAAGTAAATCTAGAGGTTACCTTTTTCCGAAGGAAGGTAATGTATTGATATACAAGTGTCATAACTGTGGCGTCAGCATGTCTTTCGCTAAGTTACTTGAGCAGATTGATCCTGAATTATACAAGCAGTACTCATTAGAGAAATTTACTAATAAGAGTCGTCCGAAAGAAGAGCGACTGATTCCGAAGAGGAAGCAGTATGAGGTGCATGGAGCCTTAAAATATTTGAAGAAAGTCTCTCAATTAAGGCATGATCACCCAGTAAAACAATATATACTCAACCGAAAAATACCGAATCAGTTTCATGCGAAATTATTTTTCGCACCAAAGTTTTATGAATGGGTCAATTCGATCGTCCCTGAAAAATTTAAACATATAAAAACTGATGAGCCGAGATTAATCATACCGTTCTTAGATGAGCGGCAAAAACTCGTCGGATTTCAAGGCAGAGCATTGAAAGAAAGTAATGCCAAGTACATTACTATCATGCTCGATGAATCGGCACCAAAGGTATTTGGTCTCGACACTTTGAATATTAATAAGACTGTTTATGTTTTGGAAGGTCCGATCGATTCAATGTTTATTGATAACGCCATAGCCATGGCAGGTGCGGACATTAATCTTCCTTATCTGAAAAAGGGAAAGACTGTTTTCGTATTCGATAATGAAAAAAGAAACTCAGAGATCATCAAGCGCATCGAGAAAGCTATCGATGTGGGTCACTCAGTTTGTGTTTGGCCAGAGTATTTACCGTTTAAAGATGTAAATGACATTATTATGGCTGGTTTCAGTTCGAGCGATGTGCAGTCTATTATAAACAACAACACGTATTCAGGCATGGCAGCCAGCCTCGCACTGAATGCTTGGAAAAGGTGTTAATAAATGCAACAACAACATCTAGGAATCAACATCGATTTGTCAAGGGATGAGTTACTCACTGATCAAGCAGCAAAACTTTTGAAAGATTACTACATGATTGACGGCGAAGAGTCGCCTCAACAGGCTTATGCCCGTGCTGCGGTGGCTTATTCTTATGGGGATATGGAACTTGCTCAGAGAGTATATGACGGAGCCTCAAAGGGATGGTTCATGTTTTCATCACCCATTTTATCGAATGCTACATTGCCTGGAGAAAAAGTAAAAGCACTCCCAATATCTTGTTTTTTGGCATACGTGCCTGACTCTTTAGATGGGTTGATTGAGCACACCAGCGAGTTGCGTTGGCTGTCTGTAAAGGGTGGTGGTGTCGGAGGACACTGGAATCATGTTCGTTCAGTATCAGACAAAGCTCCTGGACCAATGCCATTTTTGCACACAGTAGATGCTGATATGACAGCATATCGTCAGGGTAAAACTCGAAAAGGATCATACGCAGCATACATCGATGTCAATCATCCGGATATAATCGAGTTTCTCAACATGCGTGTTCCAACTGGAGACGTGAATCGTAAGTGTTTGAATCTGCACCACGCAGTCAATCTGACCAATGATTTCATGCAAGCTGTAGCTGATAACGCAGATTGGAATTTAGTTGATCCGAATGATGAAGATGCAAGGGAAACTGTAAAAGCAAGAACACTGTGGGAACAGATTTTAGAGACACGATTCAGAACAGGTGAACCGTATCTTAATTTTATTGACACCGCAAATGATGCGTTGCCAGAAACCATGAAAGAGCTTGGACTCAAGATTCATGGTTCTAATCTTTGTAACGAAATTCACTTACCAACATCAGAGGACAGAACAGCAGTATGTTGCCTTTCATCTTTAAACATAGAACGATACGATGAATGGAAGGATTCTACTGTTATTTACAGAAAAATTTAGTAGCATTTGAATCTGAAGAAGCACGAGTAGTGAATGAAGAAATGTTCAATCACATTCAATCAGAGGCTATAGCAGAATCTTTGGTAATGGGTAAGGAGCGTGGTGAGGCTCCTGACATGAAAGGAACTGGTCGTCGCAACGCACACTTACTAGCTATCGCACCGAATGCGAACAGTTCGATCGTCGGAGGAACGAGTCCAAGTATTGAACCGATTAAAGCAAATGCGTACACACACCGCACAAGAGCTGGTTCACACTTAATAAAAAATAAGTATCTGGAGCGAGAACTTGAGAAGTTAGGTGAAAATACACCTGAAGTTTGGAGTTCAATTATTACGAGCGGTGGTTCCGTTCAACATCTCGCATTTTTGTCAGATGAGTTGAAAGCAGTTTTTAAGACTGCGATTGAAATTAACCAAGATTGGGTGGTATACCTTGGTGGCTCTCGTCAGAAATATCTGTGTCAAGGTCAATCACTTAATCTTTTCTTCCCTGCGGGTGCTTCTCGCAGCTATATCCACAAAGTGCATTACAATGCTTGGAAGTATGGATGTAAGGGTCTTTATTATTTGAGAACTGAAACATCAAACAAAGCAGAAAATGTTGCACAGAAAATCGAGAGAGATCGTTTGGTAGACTACGAAGAAAAAATGAAACTAGAATCTCAGGAGGACTGTGCAGGATGCCAAGGTTAGGAGCTAACATGGATATTAAAGTATACACTAAATCAGATTGCCCTTTTTGTGTTCGGGCAAAAGACTGGTTCAATGGTCATGGTTTTCAGATCACAGAAATTAATCTGGATGATGAAGAACAGAGAATGGCATTTTATCAACGCATGAATAATACGCAGGAACAAGTGGGTAAGGGTTCTCAGTCAAGAGCCATCAACTCAGTTCCACAAATTTTCATCGACGACAAGCACATCGGTGGATATGATCAGCTGATGCTGAGAGGCGATGAAATATTGAAAAAGCGTTCTGGTGGACTGACTCAGTTTTCCACTACATATAAGCCATTTCACTATCCGTGGGCTGTCGAGATTACTACTCGACACGAAAAAGCACACTGGATTGAAGATGAGGTTGATTTGTCTGAAGACGTTTCTGACTGGAAGTCAGGAAAGGTGACAGCAGTAGAAAAAGAATACATCACAAACATATTGAGGTTATTTACACAATCAGATGTCGCAGTCGGACAAAATTACTACGATCAGTTCATTCCGAAGTTTAAAAATAACGAGGTGCGTAATATGCTTGGTTCTTTTGCTGCACGTGAAGGAATCCATCAGCGGGCATATGCGCTTCTCAATGAGACCTTGGGATTACCAGCGTCAGAATATCACGCATTCCTTGAATACACTGAAATGGTGGACAAGGTTGAGTTTATGACAGATGCTGATCCTTCGACAGTTCGTGGGATTGGCTTGTGTCTTGCTAAGTCTGTGTTCAACGAGGGTGTTGCGCTGTTTGCTTCGTTCGTAATGCTACTCAACTTCCAGCGTTTCGGCAAGATGAAAGGAATGGGCAAAGTTGTTGAGTGGTCGATTCGTGATGAGTCGATGCATGTAGAAGGCAACTCTAAACTGTTCAGATCATACTGCTCAGAGCTGTTGATCTCGAGGACAAGTTTATTGATCTAGCTTACAGTCTCGGAGCGATTGATGGACTTGATGCCCAAGAAGTGAAGCAGTATATTCGCTACATTACTGATCGTCGTTTATTACAGCTGGGTCTTAAGCCAAACTTCAAAGTAAAAGAGAATCCTTTGCCTTGGTTGGAGTGGGTTCTGAATGGTGCTGACCACACGAACTTCTTTGAAGGCAGGGTTACAGAATATGAAGTAGCAGGATTATCAGGGACATGGGAAGATGCTTATGCGGCTTGATGAAAGAATATTAGATGTAACATGCGAAGAGTGTAATACTGGGTTTAAAATGATCTTCACTGATACAGACGAAGGGGGCATGTCCATTGTGGCATGCCCTTTCTGTGCAGCAGAACTCACTGAGGAAGACTACATAGAAGTAGATGATTCAGGTGAGATAGATGAATGGGACGAGTCGTAGCAGGTATTGATTATTCTTTGACATCGCCAGCACTCTGCGTGTGTTTGGATGAGGATAATATAAATTATGACAATTGTATGTTTTATTTTCTGACAGATAAAAAGAAGTTTGAAGGGAAATACGAAAATATAATTGGTACTTTACACCAAGAATACTTTACAGAGCAACAAAGATATAGTAATATAGCAGATTGGATCATGTTGTACGTGTTACACATGTTCCCTGTTGCTAAGGTGTATATTGAGGGTTATAGTATGGGTTCCAAAGGAAGAGTATTTCACATAGCAGAAAATACAGCAATCCTCAAAGATCGGTTCTGGCAGAGAGGAATAGCATTCGATTCTATTGCTCCTACAACTGTTAAAAAGATCGCAACTGGTAAAGGTAATTCCGGCAAAGAACAGATGGAAGAAGCATTCATTGAAGAAACTGGAAAAGACCTCAAAAAATTCTTAGATCAATCCGAAAAAAGCTGGAATCCTTCAGGCGACATTATCGACTCATATTATATCTGTAAAGCTGGAGTACAACTGGACAATGATCATCAGCCACAAGTATAAGTTCATTTTTATTAAAACATCAAAGGTTGGCGGTTCATCGATAGAAAAGGTTATTTACGATAACTTTTTTGATAAAAAGATTGACTGCTGGACAGGTGATCCACGTATCAAACACAAACAATTCAATGTTCCTGCATCATTAGTAGGAGATTTTCATGCTAGTAGTAAGCAGATACTAGAAAGCAAAATAGTCACTGAAGAACAGTGGCAAGATTACTTTAAGTTTTCTATTGAAAGGAATCCTTGGGATAAAGTTGTTTCGCACTTTTACTGGAAGGTACTAAAGGGCAAATTGAAAAGATCAACATTAAGTGATACTCAAAGAGGTTTTAAAAGTTACTTCAAAGAAGACCTAAACTCAGGAATTAAAAATTTAAGTGACTGGAACAAATATACGTTAGATGGTCAAATCGTAATGGATCATTTCGTAATGTATCACAATTATACGAAGGGATTTCAACAAATGTTCAAGGAAAATCTTGGACTAGAATTAAGTGAAGAAGCTATTAGAGGAACGAAATTAAAGAGTGGTGAGCGTAAAAAATACACTGACGTGATTGTTGATAAACATGAAATAGATAAGGTTTCCGAACTTTGTAAGAAAGAAATCGAGTATTTCGGGTGGAAATATGGGGAAAATGCATGACCAAAAGAATAGTATGGTTTAGTGAGTGGAAGAAAAAGTACAAGCATCCGTTTCCTGAGTTTGAACCATTCGTAGAGCAGTCATTTGAACAAGCGAAAGCTGAGAATGATGCTGATGCGTATGTTCAAATCAATATTCGTCACCCATATGTGGTTAAAGAACCATATCGTGAACCATTCTATAAATTCATAGAAGATTCAGGCAAGCCAAAGATCGTGTTTGAGACTGCTGTGTTCCGGCAGGATGACGCAAACCAAACGAAAGAAAAGTATTTGCGATTTTCATGGAACAGTTATCTTTGGAATGAAGGTAAGTTTGGACCGATGGGCAATCCGAGTGATCGATGGCAACGACTGAAGAAAGAGCAGAATATTAAGATAGACCCATGGAAAAAATACCGTGGGAAGCACATATTGATTTTCTTACAACATGCGATTGATACGAGTTTATTCAGAATGATTGAACAGTATGGGTCAATCTATAAATGGCTTCATCACACTGTTAGGTTGATACGAAAAAACACAGACTTACCGATTGTCATTCGCCCACATCCTAAGCATGGTGCAGCGAGTCATCATTTCGAAGCGAATCGAATCAATGAAATATTCAAAGAATTTAAGGATGTTCGATGGTCAGAAAACATCGGACAGTCTAATCTGAGTGGTGGTGATTATCTACTCAGAGACTTAAAAGATGCACATGCAGCAGTCGGATGGACTTCTAATGCATTGACTGAAGCTGCTTGCGCTGGAGTGCCTGTCTATCCCATGTCAGGTGGAGCGATGTGTATACCAGTTGCGTGTTTTGACTTTACTAAAATTGATAATAATGTAGAATGCGTGAATAGAGATCAATGGTTGTTTGATCTAGCCTATTGTCAGTGGACTCGTGAAGAGATCTCAAATGGAACAGCTTGGAATCATATAAAGGATGGAATGCATGAGTGATCCCGTTAGAATTTTTATAGGAACGTCAGCGAATGGTGAGGATGCCAAGATTGAAACAGCATACGAATATTCGATACGACAAAACACACAGAGAGATGTAGAGATTACATGGATGAAGCAGAGTCGTGATCCTGACTCAATCTGGGAAGGATGGGAAACTGCTCGCTGGTCGACACCGTTTTCAGGTTTTCGATGGGCAATCGCTGAGGCATGTAATTTCAAAGGAAGAGCTATTTACACTGATTGTGACATGATCAATGTGACTGATATGGGTCATTTGTTTGACACAGACATGTTCGATCGCCCTTTCGCTGCAAGGAAGGGTACTCGATTTGGTGGGCATGAGTTTTGTGTAATGCTAATTGACTGCGAGAGAGCTAAAGATCACCTTGTTCCGGTGTCGCGCATGAAGAAGAATCAAGATGCGCATCATCGAAACATCAATAAGTTTTCAGGAAAGTCTGAGTATGTCGTGGATTTAGATCCACGCTGGAACTGCTTAGATGGTGAAAATTATGCGCTTGACGAAATATTCCAATTACATTATACTAAGATGGCTACACAACCTTGGCAACCAGCATGGTTTAAAGGAAAGCCCGAACAGCATTCACGTCAGGACGTCGTGGATCTCTTCTGGAATACTTTGAAGGAAGCTGAGGAAAATGGTTATGACCATACTCACCGTATTCCTGATGAGCCATTCGGAGAATACAACATTTTAGGACAATAATAAATGCAAAAATCAGTTGCAGTTTATGCACTATCTACACCAAATATTGGTGAACAAAACGTACTGTCAGACTTTGCACTAGGAGTGCATTATTCTGGCGATGAGGTTCGCATCATTAAGGACGATGTGTATATCAAAGAGGATGCTGATGTGCATGTGTTTTTTGGTTCATGGAAACCAAGAACAGATCAGCACCATTTGGTCAAAAACATGGTAGTGAATTATTGTAGAGAAAATAACAAACCATTTATTTGTTTTGAAACACCTCTGCTCGGCAGAAAAAAAGTTGAACAAGTGATGCGTGATGAGTATTTCCGCATAGGAATCAATGGGTTTTTGGCTGACACTGGCAACTTCAACAATATCAACTGCCCGAGAGATCGTTGGGAGAAGATCAAAGAAAATCTGGATATTGAGTTGAAACCATGGCGTCAAGATGGTGATCGGATTACGATTGCTTTACAGCTGCCAGGAGATGCTTCACTTAGGGGAGCGAATATTTCTAAGTGGGCATATGACACCGCTCGGAAGGTGAAAAACATATTGAATGAGTTTGGTATCGAAAAACGTATCGTGATTCGCACTCCGCAGTTACCAAGAGAGTTCGAGAATATAGAAAAACTGCAAGATCTTGG